TTCGTGTTGAAGTGACCGTTCTCCATGATGTTGACGTTCTGACCTTCACCAAGAAGGTTTGCAGAAATGATTTCACCACCATACATCCGCGAACCAACAAGGTTTCCGGTAAAGGTGGCGTCACCAGTCAGGGCATCAAGGTTCACCGTGACAGCGCCGTCCTTGTAGAGCTTGAAGCCTTGTGAGTTCAGGAGAGCACCGTCACCCGTAACGGGGCTTCCGGCGACCAGAGAGCCACCAGCAATGGTAATGTCGGCCGCAGTCAGCGTGGAGGTCTTGATCCGGTTGGCATCAAGAGTGTTGGTGGTGATGCGGTCACCATCGATCGAACCAGCAAGAATCTTTGCACCCGTGATGGTGTCAGCCGTGATGCGATCGCCGTTGATCGAGTTGGTGGCGATATTTGTATTGGTGACGTATCCCGGAGCGACGTTGGAGGACGTAGCGTAAGGACCCTGGTTTCCTGAAGGATCAACCGCAGCAACACGAACTTTGTAGTTGGTGCCCTGAGTAAGTCCGGTGAATGACTCAACGTTGGACGAAGTGAACTTCTCTGCGGTAATGGCAGCGAAGTCGTTCGTGGAAAGCTGGATTCGGTAAATGCCCTCGCCGTTCTGCATGTCCGGTGCCTGAATAGTCGTCATGCGATCGAAGCTGACAATGATGCTGTTCAAACCTGCTGTTGCGGTAAGACCGGTGGGAGCAGGAGGAATGGTGGAGTCAACGGCCGCAGTAACATCGATGCGAGACGTGTAGGAGGATCGAATACCAAGACGGTTGATCGCGGCAACACGGACACCGTAATCCTGACCGCCACGAGGAACGATGACACGAACGCTCGTACCAGCCGTCCTGTAGACACGAGGCGTGTCGTAGACGCCTGCACCGAGCTTGCGGGCAATCTCAAGCTCATACTCGGCAGGAGTGGGCGTAGGAGCGGTCCAGGACGCATCGATGTAGACCTCTTCGAGATACGTAGAGGTAGTGGCACCAAGACCGGTGGGGGCGACTGTGGTGAAGCCAAGAACGACGTCGTCGCCAACACCAGGGTTGACAATGACAACTTCATCGAATGAAGGTGTGCCGCCACCGGCAGCACCGACCTGAATCTCAGGGTTGGAGATTTGCTGTTCAAGGAGACGGGTGCGCTTCTGAAGATCAGAATAAGACCCGGCAAAGTTTCTGGTATCGATAACTCCTGGACTGCTACTCATGCCAAGTTCACTTTCAATTCAACGACGTCCTCTTTGGGCTTCCACGAGACCGAAGTGAATCGATACGTGGCGTTAATATTGATCCTACCCGACTGAATACGAACCTTTGCCGAGTCCCCTGGTTGAACTGCCAGAACGATATTGCTAGGTGATTCGATTGCCTTTAGCTGCGGAACAACTTCCGGCTGGCCGTGAAGAGCAATGTGCTTCGTGGCCTTGTCCTGAAGCCAGACCACATCCTTCTGAGAACCTTCGGAAATCACCCTCTGACGGACCTTGTATAGAGCTGACTTGGCAGGGTCTTCAACGTTGGCCTCGAACTTAATGGAACCGTTAGTTCCACCAGTTGCATAGGTGTGAGTAGCCAGTGCAAGAGCACTCTCATCCACCTTGAAATCCTTCAAGTTACGAGTGCCGTGAGCATCCCACTCAAAGGCGATTTCTGAAAGAAAGACGCCTCGCTGTGGGTTGTAGCACATGAAGTTACGAACCCCGTTAGGCAGTGGTTCAACCGCCCAATCGAAACCGTCATCAAGGTCGGGAAACTCGTTAAGAAGATCAAAGATTTCCTGGTGATCGTTGCGCTCATATCGGCGCGAACGAGTATCACCAGAAAGCGTGAACGAGCCAATGTCGATGTTCATGTCACGGTTGGCCTGAGTAGCTTCAGACTGAGCAAAGTTAACCAAGTTGACAGCGATGCTGTTCTGATCGATGCTCGTGTACTCAAGAGTGGCATCGTCAACGATGCGGTCTCGGAAGTACGCTTCCAAACCCTCTACGGCGAACGTGACACGGTTAGGCGTCGAGTCTGCTGTCTGAATGGGACCTACAAACCAACGAGTGGTGGTGCCGTCACTAATCACAATCTTTGCTTCATGGACGCCAAGAAGAGGCGTAGAAACCTGTGGATCGTCAGAGCGCATCGTGAACTTGGCAGAACCGGGAGAGTTAAGCTCCCAGGTAACGTCAGTAAGTTCTGCGTTGACAAGCTCTCCAACGTTAACGCCAGCAATAGTTTGAACAAAGATTTGTGCTGTGACGGTCATAGCCATTACCTCATGTGAACGGGGTTCCAGGCAATCGTAGCCGTAGAGTTACCTGTGGTTCCGGTTCGTGAGTAGGTAATGCTTTGCGTGCCCTTCATAAGCTCCCACCACTGATTGTCGTCGGGGATTACGGAGTAATTAACCACACCATTCACCGTGACGATCCGCTTAGCAACATCGATCACAATGTTCTGACCAGAAGGCAGGTTGTGGTTGATCTTGATGGAACGGTTCGCGGCAGCCGCATTTGCAATTCGAGGGTTGACTGAAGGGCCGGTGATAGTGATGGTGGGCGGAGCACCTTGGAATGTGTCAAGCTCATCCCAGGTCGAGGCACTGTTGTTCACAGAGGCAGAGTTAGAAGCAACACCGGTGAGCGTGATGGCGACCGGAGTGGCCGCAGTATCAGCGTAGACACGAGGATCGGTGGCGACGAACTGAATGATCAGACCGTCGAAGTAACCACGAGCCAACTTCCAGTCAGAAGTTAGCTGCGCACCCTTGGTCACACGAGCCATGATCTTTCGGATTCCCTTGCCGGGTCGCTGGAAAGTCAGTGGGTACTCAGTGCGGGCAGAGCTTGGCGTGAAAGCAGCAACAAGCTCGTCCATCCTGGTTTCGATCGCGGTGGCATCTCGAACACCAATCTTCATGTTCACCTTGCGAGCGCCAAGAGTGTGACGACCCATATATGCGCCGTGGTGATAACCCTTGTCATCATCGTTCGTGTTGGCGTTGGGCGGTCCCAGGAGACCTTCAACTTCCTCAACGGTGTAAGGGGTCCCCTTGCCAAGAAGGAGACCCCTAAACTCGTACTGGTAATCGGCTGTGATAGCCATGATTAAACCCTCACCATCTTCTGCCACATGAATTCATCGATAATCTCGACAGGGTCGGCAGTCGTAACCGCCTCAAGGTTGAAGGTATCACCTTCGTTGATAACAGTGCTGGGTCCAGCAGCCGCGCCGCCAGCGACACCACTAGCAGCACCAGTCGCGAGACTGAATCGAGCCGCTTCAGTAGCCAGCATGTTGTTGAGTGCCTGATCGAATCCGGTGTCGGTGAAGGCAGCGAGCGTGTCGGTAGCAATAGTGGAAGCCGCATCGGTGGCAACCTTGCCATAACGCTCAAGGCCGTCTCGCATACCGAACATCAACATCTTTCCGACCCACTCGAACTGCTTCGAAGGAGAACGAATTCCAAAGAAGTCCAGAATGGCATCCCAAGCATTGTTCGCAAAGCTCATGATGGCATCAGTGATCATGTGACCATATCGGTAGAGACCATCAAGAATGCCATTGATAATGCTAATACCAACGTTGCCGAACCAGGCACCAACATTTTGAACCTGATTGTAAAGATTGCGAGGAAGATTATAGAGCCAGGTGGTCAGAGTGCCGATGGTGTTGTTGATGCCGTCGATGATGCCCTGAACGATTTCTCGGCCCCGACTATAGAAGTGGCCCGCAATGTTCACAACAAGTCCAGCCAACTGTGCAGGAAGGCTCAAGAAGAACAGATAGACCTGACCGATTCTGTTCGTGACACCATCCCAAAGACCCCGAACAATTTCAGAACCAGAATGGGCAAGCCAGGTCCCGGCAGTAGCAAAGAGTCCAATAATTCGGTAAGGAATCTGACGCAGATCAATAATGAGATTGCCAAGATTCTCAGTGATGCCGTCCCAAAGGCCATTGATCAGTTCGTAACCCTTTTCGTAAATCCTCTGGAAAGGGGCAGCGAAAGTGTCTTCGAGGAAACCAACCAGAGCATTAGGCAAGGTCTGAGTGAAGAACCTGCTGAGCACACCCATCACTGCAATAAAGGCACCACCGAAGGCGCGAGGAATGGTACGAGTAAAGAAGTCTGGCAGCGTGTTGGTGAAAAAGTTGCCGATTGCAGGAAGAAGAATCTGTGTGGCAAAGGCAACGAAGTCCTCACCGAACTTCTGAACGATCAGGACAACGACACCGGCGATGGCACCACCGATCAGAACGGGGATGCCGAAGATGGCAGCGAGGATGCCGCCAGCGATCGCAGTGATCGCCATGATGCCCAGGTCCTTGCCGTACTGATCCCAAAGCTCACGCCAGATGTCGCCCGTCGCACCAGGAACCGCATTAGCAAACTCTTCGAAGCCAGATGCAAATTCATCCAGATCGGGGGCGAGAGGAAGCGGCGTCTCTCCAACATCAATATCACCAAGATCGAACGACGGAAGTTCTTGCTCGACAGGAGCGCCCGATTCAGGGGCCGACTTCAGAATGTCGATGTATTCGCGCAGACGCTTGTTCTGAGCGGCGGTGGGAGCAAGACGAACAAGCTTGCCCAATTCCTCACCAAGAATGGCAGCCTTGGTACCGGCGTCGAGATAGACACCGTTCATCTCAAGTTGTGCAATGCGAGCCTCAGCGTTGGCAGTAGCCGAAGCATAGATCGCATCGGTCAGATCAAGTTCCGCTTGACGAAGGTCTCTTGCAATCCCAAAATCTCGAGCGTTTCGCAAAGCTTCTTCGGCTTCAGCAACATTCTCAGTCGAGTCAACCATGTCGTCGCGAGCCTGTGCAAGCTCACGCTCAGCATCACGATAAGCGGTATCGTCAGCAATGGCTTGACGAAGATCCGAGACTTCCTGCTCCTTCTCGATGATGTCCTGATAAGCCCGCTCAGTCTCACGCAGAGCGTCAGACACAGCCTCTTCGGCATCGGCCAGTTCGCGAGCAGAAGCGCCCTCACGAGCACGCTGAAGTTCCTCTTCGCTTTCGGCAATCTCTTGGTTGAGGTTGGCAACTTCCTGACGGGCTTCCTGAAGGCCGAGTTCGGCATCAGCAATGTCCCGGTTGGAAGCGCCCTCTTCACGCAAGTAGTTCAGGTACCACTCAGCATCAGAGACATCTTGGTTGGCGCGCAGAAGCCGCAACTGTGCATTTCGAAGATCATTCGTCGCCTTGACGATGTTCTTCAGTTCGGGACCCTTGCGAAGATCGGCAAGTTCCTGTTCCGCATCCAGCAACTTCTGTTGCGAATCCGAATAACTTTCCTGAGCGTCCATGACGTCTTCGAGTGCTTCGGCCAGAGAATCTTGCTGCTCCTGACGAGCATTTGCAAGCTTTGTCTCCGCCTTTGCCAAAGACTGCTGAGCCTTCTCAGAACTACGTCGAGCGTTGGAAAGTCGCCGTTCCAGATCGGAAAGGATGCGAGTGGGGTCCTGAGCGTTCTCTAGAGCCTCGTTGTAGGCCCTCTGAGCGTCAAGAAGGTCGAACTGCGCCCTAGACTGTGTCTGAAGCGCAGAGACGTAATCTACGTGCGACTGTGCTTGCTCGTCCAGCTTCTTGCGAAGCTTTTCCAGTTCTCGAATCTCATCCTCTGTATTGAAGCTGTCCTCAAAATCCTTGTTGGCGTTTGTGACATCCTGAATAGGACCAAGGATAGAAGCAACTTCCTTCCTGGTTTCTGCGAAAGTTCGCGAAAGAGTAATGACAGCATCTGCATATTCTTTTGCACTCTTGTCGCCGTTCTCATAAGCAGCAGCCGTCTCTTCCAAGAACTTCTTATAGGCCGTCGAAGTGGCAGTGCCCTGAATGAGAGCCTGCACTTCGGCCAGTGACGAACCGTAACGATCGACACCTGCCTGAATCCGAGGCCAAAGGTCGCTCTGCTTGATCCAAGAGGCCGTCGCACGGTCAAGTTGGTTATTGTTCTGGACGAGAATGTTATAGAGGTCGGCATTTGCGGTCACCATGCTTGTCATCGCACTCTCCGACCCGCGGAGCCTGCTGCCAAACACTGTAAGAAGAATGCTACCAACTGTCAAGACTGCGCCAAGAACGCCAAGACCCTTGCCCAAGCGACTGACCCACAGGGTCATTCCGGAAAGTCCGCTGACGGCACTTGCAGCACCGCTACCGAGAGCCGCAGAACCAGCCGCCGCCGTAGCAGTAGACGATGCAAACTGTGCAAGACCGGCATTCGCCGTCGCGATCTGAAGCGCGCTCATTCGACCGGCAGCAACACCGACCGAAGTAGCCATCAGTTGCGCCTGACGGGCAGCGTTGTTCATCGCCACGCCAGAGGCCGTCAGACCCGCCACAGAGCCCGCTGAGGACACTCCAAGCTGTCTGAGGGCCGATACCGCCAGAACGAGCCGTGGACCCAGGAGAATCGCCGCTGAGGCCAAACCAAGGATCGCCACAGACAGACCCAGGATCACACCCACTGCAATCTTGATCGGAGCGGGGAGTGCCGACATGCCAGCGAGGAAGTCTCGGAGCCTTTCGACCACGAAGACAATGATTGGAGCGAAGGTCGCACCGAAGCCCTGAGCCGCCAGGAAGATTTCGTTTCGGAGAATCTGAAGCTGCGAACTGAGAGTCTTGTATCGCTTGGACGCAATTTCGGTAATCGCGGTTCCAGAGGCAAAAGCGTCTCGTGAGGTTTCGAGCGACGAAGACAACTGAAGACTGCTGTTGACCGTCTGCGATTGAGCCTGAGCCAGAAGCAGGAGGGTCTGAGTCTGACGAGCCTCAGTAATACCGAGGCTGCCGAGGATGCCAATGACGTTTTCACCGGCATCGTTCAGACGACCGAGGCCATCGATGAAATCGGTGAACGCATCAGCGGCGTTCGTGTTGAAGTCTTCTTGAAGCTGCGAAGCCGTCTTTCCCGAAATTCGAGCGAACAATTCAAGCTCGTCGCCACCGTTAGCAACGGCCTGAATGATGTCAGCGAAGGTCTTCTGGAAAGCAGTACCACCCTGCTCCGAACGCACACCAGCAGAACGGAGAGCACCGGCCATACCGATGACTTCGGCAGCACTCAGGTTGGCAACAGAAGCAATACCCGCAATACGGTTTGCAATGTCAACAATTTCCTGTTCGGTCGCGGCAGTGCTACGACCGACTTCAAGAATCGAGGAAGCAAGGTTGTCGTAGCCCTGACCGGCAACACCGGTAAGACCAGCAATACGAGCAAGGTTGGTTGCAGCGGAGTTTGCCGTCAGGTCTGTCGTGGCATCAAGGTCTGCGACGACCTTAGTGAACGAAACAATATCAGATTCAGCAACACCCAAAGCGCCAGCCGCTTCAGCAATTCCAGCAAGAGTAGAGGCAGCAACAGGCGTAGTAGAGGCAATCTCTTCCAAGCCGTTGACGATGTTCTGAAGAGTTTGCGCATTACGTTCATTAGCCTGTGCCGCCGTCTCTGTAGCAGTCTGAGCCCGGTAAGTGGTTCGCTCGACGCCAGCAATGGCGTCTTCCCATTCCATGTAGGCGTTGATCGATGCACCAACACCTGTAGCGACAGCCGCAGGAATAGCCGCAAGAGCTACGCCGAGGTTACGAAGACCCCACCAGTTAGCCGCAGTAGCAAGCTCAAGCTGCTTGAGTGCTCCGACAGCCTGATTGGCACCGGAGACGAACTGATTGGCGTTAAGTGTCGCGGTACCATGAATGTTTCCAACACTTACATTGCTCATCTTAACCCTGCTTCCCAACCATCGACATTGGGTCTCGGAACATTCCCTTTGGCACCGGTGCTGGTGTGTCTGCCTCTCCCGGTTGTTCTTCGAGCGGGTGCAGGATCGCTCTTAGTCTTGCTTCGACCTTTCGGCTTACCGTTCTACTGTCCTTGGCGTCCTTGACGCTTTCTCGAACCTTGTCAATCTCTGACTGGACATGCCGACCCCAAACGAAGACTGCCTCATCGAAGCAGTACCGCTCGTAGGGGTCGGTAAGCCCAACTATTTCACTCGGACGGCAATTCCACTGCTCCGCCTGCTGAAATAGCAGCCATAGCGTTGCCCGTTGCTCTACGAAATTGGGCCAGGTCTGCGGCCCCTCCTTGCGAGAAGAAGAAAATGAAAATCTTGTCCTCAATCGAAATCCAGTCGGTGGAAATCGTGTTTGCTTCAGGATCGTCCAGAACGGCCTGGAACTCATCAACACGACGCTGGAAATCTTCTTCGGTTTCTGGAACGTTGAAGGCGGTGCCAGGACGCTTGCCAAGCATGGGCGGGACGAGAGCCTTGGGCTCAACCATCGCCGCAGACACGGAGATATCAACCATGTCCATCATCTGCTGGAAGACGACCGGATCGGCCATATCTTCGGTGGGGACTTCCTTCTTGCCCGAGGAAATCATTCGCTGAATGACTTGCGACAGCGGGTTAGGAATTCGACCCGAACGAAGCATGAGCGGAAGGTCAAGCTTGCGAACAAGCATGACAAACTTTCCGCTGGGAAGTTCGGTAACAACGCCTTCAGCTTCCGTGCCGTTCTGCCAAGAGGCAGCGGACGTGATCTGAGGCTTACCCTTGGGGGCGGTGGTGCGAGTGCGGGTGGGTGAAGCGGCCATCTGAGTGGTCCTTTCTTGCTTCTAAAGGGATCAGGTCGGGAACGTGGACGTGAGAGGCACAGCCGTTTCGTTCTGACGGAATTCGTACATCTTGCGGTCCGTGGTACGCCCAATGGCGCGACCCGAAGCACTGGTCAGGAAGAACTGACCATCAGCAAACTCGCCGGACAGTTCGCCCGTCGCCTTCGCCTTGTGCAGAACGCAGTGAACGTCACCACCAGAGTCCGAAATGACCTGGCCCACGATGCTCACGTACGGACGCAGGTCCGTATCGGCCTTCGTGTAGGTCTTCTTCTGAGCCGGGGTCGTGCCCGTCTCAGCAATCGTCCCACCGAAGAGAGCCTTCAGAGCCTCGAACGACATACCGCCGCCCTCAAGCTCCCACTCAACGGCAGAACCAAGGTCGTGAATGGCAACAACGCCGTCATCGCCACGAAGCTCTTCCGAATCGGCAGCTTCCGTGAACGAGAACGTACGGGCATTCGGCAGGTCAACGCCGGTACCCGGCGTTTCAGTGCCTGCACCGTGCGGGAAAATCTTCACGTCTCGGAGACCGAACGGAAGGGGGACAGTAGTAAGCGGCATTTCAATCTTCCTTTACAGCGATTGGTGGCTTTTGGTACTTCTTGGTTTCGACAAGAGTGCCAGTATCGGGGTCGAAGTAGTGGAGCACCGTTGCGAAGTCAGACGCACCACAGAACCGACTGCGGCACTTGACCTCAATCAGTCTGTCTTTCAGAATGCCGTGCATTCTGGAAGGACAACGGAGTTCCACTTCATTCATCAGGGGGCCGGAGTTTCCTGCTGCTCGGGCGGCGTAATACGCCCACCACGAGGGGCCGGGTTAGGGGTGACTTCCGCAACGGGCTGCTCGACAGGAGCGTCCCGAAGACCGTAGAACGTGCTCTGGCAAAGGTTGACGGGATAAACGTCAAGGTCCGTCACGTCAAGGAAATTGTCTTCCGAAACCAGAAGGGCAACGGCGTCGTCGGGAAGACCGACTTCCTCCGTGTCCACAACCCAATGGTTGCTGATATCCCACTGAACATCTTGCGAAAGAGGCTCAGCCAGACGACCGCCGAAGTTTTCACCAGCTTCGACGCGCCGCACATCGGAAATCCCCATGTACTTAATCTTACTCATTGATTCCTCCTACTGATTTGCGACGAGTCGAATCGTGCAGAACTTCACATTTGCAGAATACTCGCGATCAGGAATCAAAGCAGAAGTCCCTTGCCACAAAGCATCGGTACAACGAACGCCTGAAGCCGAAGTAACTCCGCTCAAAGTCTTGATCTGATCACGAATCCCGTCGAGGATTTGGTTGATTCTCGTGCTATCGCCAAGCTCGTCATAGACGTAAACGGCGAAGGCATGAGACGTTGGGTTTCCGGTTTCACGAACCTGATCGAACGGAGTCGCTGGAAGTTCGTTAATAGCGATCCACGGAAACGGCGGATGTTCAAGGTTGGGACCGATGCCAACCGAATTGGAAGAGAAAACTCTAGCGGCGGTCACATGAGTCTGCACTTCGGGAGTGCCGACGATGGTGTCGTAAAGAAGCTTGTCCATTAGTTAGCCGATCCTGGTCGTACAACAGCATTACCAAGCCGAGGGGCGAAATACTGAAGAGTCGGAAGAATGATTGCGAACTTACCGCCCCATCGGACTTCAAGCCACAATCCATAATCGATGTCTGAGCCGTGACCCAAGAAGATCGTCCAAGAAGTCGGACCCTGACGAACAACGCTGGCCTGAAGACCGCCTTCGGCATCCCCTGTTCGGTTTTGCCAAGGATGGTTTTCTTGAGCGTAGGCAACCATCTCGTTAGCGATTTGCTGCATGGTTGCATCGAGGTTGCTGGTGGTGCGATCTACCCAATCCACGATCCTGTCACCGGCAACGTCGAGACCTTGCCAGGCGAATCCAACACCGCCAGCGAAGTGCCCACGAGAGTTACGAATTTGAGTCCTGTGCAGAGAAGCCCAATCATCAGCGGAATCCTGTTTCTGAACGCGAGTAAGCATCCCGCCCGCATTGAACGAGGGGAGACTTCTACGACCACCCGGAATCTTCTTGTTCCGAGTGCCAGGAATAGGACTCCGCTTAGGCACGGCTAACTAGACCTTTCGTTTGCCAACGCTTGTCGTCATGAACAATCCAAACTTTGTATCCGATGCCGCCAACGGTGAAAGTGTCACCTTCACGGATGTCGTCACCGAAAGGTCCGACCAGGACCCAATCGACAACCACTTCACGACCTTCGGATTTGATCGTGACGGTCTCCTTCGGAGTCGTCATCGAGAAGAACCGATTCTTGGGAGAAGTCTCTGTCGTGGTCGATCCGGAAGCGATGACACCACCACGACCATTCGAAACCATCGCAGGTGCGTGGGTCAGAGTGATCGGAGTGGGGTCGAACGCGATGAGAGTGTCTGTCGTCTTCTTCAGGAAATCGATAGCAGAAGCGTTAGCCATTACGACATCACCCCCGGATTATAGACAAACCTTGCAATCGGGAAGTATCGAGAGTAACCCTGGTAGCCCTCGTACATCATCAGCGGATTAGTTTCCAGTTCAACCGCCCAAGGAGACACGGCAATACCAGGAACCCGACCCTCAACAGCACCGGCCATAGCGTCGCCTTCAGTCTTGAAGGCTCGTGCATATCGATCGCCCATCGAAACAGCGTGCTTGAACACCTGATCCAATGTCCGGTTAGAGCCAGACTCATCGGTGTCAATCAGAAGCTCATACATGCCAGCCTTGACGTACCACGCTTCTGCCGCAGCCGCATACAGACTGAGTCCCATCCTTTCGAGAATCAGAGCAAGCTCGTCATTGGTGAACTTCGTATCTGCATCTGTACCGAAGGCAGGGATTCTTTCGTTAATCAGAAGCCGAAGCGACGGGACGGTGTTTAGAGAAGACTGATTCACGATCAGAACGTCAATCTCTTCTTCCCCAACCAGAACGGAAACGCCGTTGGAGTGAAGGGCTGTCCAGACGACCCTCCAAGTGCCGTCATCTGCCCCGAGAGGGACATTGAAGTCGTAACGGTACAGACCCGCAGATTGCCTTGTGACTTCCTCTACAGGGACGCCTGCATACAGCACATCATTGGGTTGATAAATCTCCAAGGACTGAAGCGTCGTATCAATGGCAGCGCCCTGATAGTCCACAAACTCAGCACGGAGAATTGCGGTTCCTCCACGAACGACTTCCACGATCTTCTCCTAAATCCTCGTTCTTGAAAACAAATCTATCATGTTGCGGTGATTTCAACAGCGAACTGAGCCACGTTCAATCCCGCATATGAAGTAGGACCGAATGAGTAGGTTCCGGCTGTGGTGCCCACCCAATCACCGGCCAAGAAACTAAACCCGCCCGTATTGGCCTCGGCACGCTCTGTAGCGGTACCAGAGCCCGTCGTAAGCGTCTGGTTACCGCCGTCAGCATTCCAGTCGTTAAACAAGTAAACGACAACCGAACCATTCCCAACCGCAAGGGAGGGTGCGGTTTCTGTGAGGTTAATCACAGAGTTTCCGATACCAGTGGGGTTGCCACTAATAACCCACACGTCGATGCGGTATGCCTGTGTACCGGCTGCGCGAGCAACAGAAATGTTTCCTGAACCGTTTGCGGCGGCGGCTCCTGAGTTCCATACCTTGATCGCGGGACCGGTGTCAGAACCGTTGGCTACCGGGCCGGCCGACCCAATCAGGTTGAAAGTAAGGCCGGTAGCGGTAGGTGTGTTCCAGTCCTGCTGGTTGTTGTCCCCGCCGACACCAACAACGACAATGTCGCCTTGATTCCATGAAACAGCAACAGTCTGAGGGGTTAGACTGCTTGCAGCAGTTGTTGAAGTCGTAAAGTAAGTGACGGCAAGAGTTCCGCCACCAGCCGAAGGCGTCTCGGTGTCAATTGCTGAGTATTCACCGGTACCAACACTATTTACCGCAGCGACTTGAAAATCATAAGAAGTTGCGTTTGTCAAGCCAGTAACAATTGTCGAAGGGGTAGTGCTTGTACCGTCACTGAAAGTGTTCCACGAGCCGGGACCGGAAGTTGTACGCCACTGTACGATGTAATCTGTGATTGCAGCACCGCCATTATTGGTCGGAGCGGTCCAAGAAAGAGAAACCTGACCATTTCCTGGAGTTGCGTTCAGACCAGTGGGAGCGCCAGGAACCGTATCAACAGTGATGGTGCTGTCCGACATGAAGTCATCAAAGTACAAAACGCCACTTTGGCGATAACTGGAAATTCCAACACCGCCAGGCGTGACATGGTTCGTGGTGCTAGTTTCAAGCGTGGGGACGTCGTTCACATAGCCACGAAGAAAAGTAGTACCTCCGATAATTTCCCATTCCATACGCATCAGATATTCAACATCACCAGCCACACCACCAACGGTTGCCGCAAGTTCAACTTCTGTTCCGTTGTTGTGTTCGTTAATTGCAAACTGTCCAGCAGGGTTGATTACAAATTCGACTTCATTTCGGAAAGGAAGGGTGATCAAGCACTGGATGCCAGCGAAGCCATCGTCACAACGAACCTTTGCCTGAACACGACCAAATGCTCCATGCGTGTAGCCGCTGTAGAGCATAGTGGAGTCTTGTGTAGAAGCACCGTACGTCGCTTGGTTGCCAGTGATCCTCATGTTTGTAACGGTGCCAGAGTTACGGGCAGTCCAAGGCGCGCCCATAGAAGCATTGTCGGCTCGGTTGAAGTTGTCAGTCGGTCCGGTGATGGCGTTCTGCCAAAGAGAAACTGTACCGGACTGTTGCCTTCCGACAGTGGCATCCTGAAGGCGTTTCATCAGGCAACCTTTACCAGTCGTCCCCAAGAACCGCGCTGAATGGTGGCGTTAGAACCAGAAATTTCACTTCGCATACGAAGAGCTAGAGTGCCAGCGGTGGCGCCAGTCGCAAGAAAGCCGTTAACGATAGCCAATGACGGCACCGTGATAGAAGGAGTAGCTGTGGCGACAAGAGCCGTGTCGTAAGCAGTAGCACCGCTGAAGAACGGTGCTGTTGCCGTCGTAGGAATGATCGTGCCATATCGAATATAGCCAGTACCAATGGTCGGGCCATTCAGTGCAACCACAAGACCAGTAGTGGTCGCAGCAGCGACAACAAAAAGGTTGTACTCGATGAGATACGATGAGTTGGCCTCAACCGGAAAAGTCAAGTCTGTAACATCAGCAAGAGTGGTGTTGGATGAGTTGCTTTGATCAGCCGTCTTGAAAGCATGTAGTGGCATCTGTGCGATACGGCGCAGACCGGTAACCAGTTCGGTAACTGTGATCTGCTTATTCGTGCCTTCAGCAGACATGGTGGGATCACTAATGTCCACCAAGTCCACAATGTCACCTGTAGCAAGGTTCGCACCAGTAAGTACAGACAGGTCGGTAACCTTCGACCCCGGTGGTGTGGCCCCATAGTTGGTATCTGCATACCCCTTGGTGACCACATCACCAGATGCCGAAGGTGTACCGCTCTGCGTGACCTTGCCAGTGACGTTGATATCTGCGTCAACGTTCTGAGTAGCCATATCAGAACTTCGCGATCACCACGAGGCGACGAGTGTTCGACGCCGGGGTAGAGTTCCAGTCAATCTTGACGTTGTTGGCATCCGTGCGGGTCACCTGAACGATTTCCGTAACGCCAGTAGCAATCACAAAAACCTCGACCGTAACGTCAGTCGTGCCGAGACCGTGAGTAACAGTCTGAGTGGTCGTGCCGTTACCAATGTTTGCAGCGAAACCCTTAGCCTTGGTTCCAAGAGCCGTCGTGACGGTTGCGGAGAAGTTGGCATCGTCGCCAAGAGCCGCAGCCAGTTCGTCAAGAGTGTCGAGAGCGGTAGGAGCCGCACCCACAAATGCCGTGATACGAGCGTCAGCCGCAGCGGCGAAGTCCGAAATCGTAGAAGCCGTCTGAGTGCCCGTGTGGTTAGAACGAAGCGTGGCATCCGTGTTCGGAACGTTTGCAAGACCAACGTCCGACTTGGTAATCGCGAGGTCAGTCTTCAGGTTGGTGAACGAAATCGCCGTGATGTCGCCCGTAGAACGCCGTCCAAGCACCGTAGAAGCCGCCAGGGTCTGCGCAACGGGCGTATTGTCGGTAACGGCCACAACGACGCTCTGAGCGTCCCACAGCGACGCTGAGACGCCACCAGCGGTCACGTCGCCCATCATGGCGAACGAGTCCGTCACACCATTACGACGACCACGGAACTGATCCGTGTCAGTGCGGTACCAAAACTCACCGTCAGCGGGAGAACCGGGGTCCGAAGTGACGGGGTTATGCACGGCCCGAATAAGCTTGCCGACACCGCCCATATCGATGTCGATGTCGTACTTCACAACTGCCATTTCAATGACTCCTTACGAAAGCCGAGCCACGATGGCTTGCGGCGAATTAAAAACAATTTCGAGTTGATTGATGGAGTGATGAACAATACTTCCAACAATCGGTTGATTCGTGCCGCGAACGAAGCTGCTCACATTCGGTCGGAAACCGAGATTGTGATTAATTACGTGAGAGGCGATGGCGGTAGCGCCACTGTCATACTCAAACGAACCAGCAGCACCGGCGCTTTGACCGGGCGGGCCAGGTGGCCCCATCACTACGGTTACAGCCATCCCCTCCCCTCCTTCTTTCGGATATCCAACATTCTGCCTCTAATTAGGACTTGACAAGCAAAAGGGGGTCGGGCCGAAGCCCGACCCCCTCAAGTCCCTCCCTGCACGAGAGAATCACGCCTCGGGAGAATCCTCCGCCGCAGCAGCGGAACGAACCGCAGCCAGAGCCTCGGCCCGAGAAACGTTCTTGGCGAGGTTGAGTTCGTAGGCGTCGTTGCCGTACTCGACCAGTTCATCACGGCTCATGCCGTCAAACTCGTCAACCTCGGCATCGCCAGCAGCCTCGCGAGACGCAGCCGCCTCAGAAAGCTCCTTACGAGCCTGACGGACAGCGGCCTGAACCGCAGCCTCGTTCAGAGACTCGCCCTCTTCCGGGTCAAAAGCCCCGGCCTCGGCAATCTTTTCATTGGCAGCCTGAACTTCCTGATACTCACCGGCAGAAGCCGCCTCAAGCTTCCCCTGACGGAGAGCCTGGGTAACGAATCGGTGGGCAGCAGGCTCATCAGTTTCGCTAGGGACTTCCTTCACGTCAAGACCGGCAATAGACCAGCCGGAACCGCCCTCGACATCAGCGATGATGCCACGGTTGAGACGCTCAGCAAGACGAACGTGCGTAGGAGTAGCCATTTTAGTTTCCTCTTTCAGTCAGATCAGATGGTGTAGACAGTCGGGCCAGGGTTGGTACCCAGGGTGCTCGTCGTGTCCAGGACCATACGACCATCCTTGAAGATGTTTGCGAAGCCCGTGATGATCGAAACGTACTCGCCTTCGATCTGACGGGAGACGATCCGCTCCGACTCGATCAGAAGCGGCATAGCCGTCAACTGAGCGAACGCACGGCGGGTGTCAACCAGCAGAATCTTGCCAGCGGGCATCGAATCGTGGACAAAAATGCTCTGCGACGTCGGGAGCGGCGTGCTCACGTTGATCGTGATGCCGGAAGGCGACACACCGTTGGCGGGCAGCGTCTTCTGGAAAGCATCCATGTTCAGGATGGTCAGGGCGTCGGCCTCCGTCGCGAGCATGACAGACGAGTCACGCCCAATGCGCTTGAAACGAATCCAAGCACGAGCAACGTCGGCATAGGTAAGGGTGTTGGCCGTCGTGATACCCATGACCGGAGCAGCCTCCGAGCCATCGGCCTGATCGCCGTTGATCGCAACGTTAATCAGGTCCTTGTCAAGGTCCGCACCCAACTGCGTGCCAAGCTCTTCGAAGTAAAGAGCGGCAAGGTCGATGGGCGTGAACATGATCGACTCATACGTCTGCTTGAGACCGCGAGCCTTCTTCTTGATGTTGACCTGCTTCTCCCGCCAAGCGATGATTTCGCCCTCGGGGATGGTCGCGCCCTCGTTGACGTCACGAAGCTTCACTTCCGCACGGTTGATGCCCGTGAGGTCCATGAAGGGCATCGTGATGCCCGTGCTGGGGATGGTTTCGGAAACCGCAACCAACTGCGAGTGGAACGGCGTGTACTCAAGACCCTGACGGATGGCATCCCGAGTAACCTCCGGGAACAGCCAGCGGTTCAGTTCGCTCGTGTTGAGCATCTTCTGAACCGTCATGTCCTGAAGGTCAACGCCAAGCTCACGGTAGAACATATCCGGCGTCATGTCAGAGCCGAACTCACGGGCGAGGAAGCCCTTGAGAGTCACGTCGCGACGAGTCGTCTTCCGCTCAGCCTGCATGAAGTCGTGCAGAGCCTTAACGTTGAAGTCTGGATCGACCGAGACGCCCTCGAAATGCTTCTTGGTAGTCATTTCTACATTTTCCTTTCTTGCGGTCAATCCGACTCAGAAGCCCTGAACCAGAACGTCCACGTCCTGATCGACCGCAGAAGCAGACGTCAGAGCGATACCAATGTTTGCGACACCAGCGCCCGCAGCAGCGAGCTTCTGAGTCGCCTGAGCGATACCCACACGGGTACCAACGGTGACGGCACCAGCCGACTTGACAGTACGGACCATGAAGCCCGGAACATCAACGGTGACCTGTCCACCAGGGTTGGCGACGGGATAAGCGCCACCAAGACGCTTGACGTTGCCAACCGTGACAACACCGAGCAGAGGCTTCGTGCCCGTCGTCTGCTTGTTAACCGTGTAGTTGGCGGTGATTTCCACCCAATCGCCAACAGCCAGCGTCACGCCAGCAGCGGCGTCGCAAGTGAGAGCGAGAAGTCCGGTGATCTTCCCGCCAGCGGCAGTCGTAGTCATTTCCTATTCTCCTTTTTCTGCCGAGCGGGCTCAGCCGTGAATCTTCGACGTGAAGCGAGAAACCTCATCGTCATGGGGAGCGGTCTTTGCCTCACCAGGCAGATCGCGCTCATTGGCGTTGATCGGGAAAGAAGAACGACGAACAGCCTGCGGGAACTTCGCCTGGGCCATCGCCTTATTCTCATCGATCACGGACTTGATCAGATCAGCGTCATCGCCAAATCGATCGAGCATCTTGTTCAGCGTGTCAACGTTGACCGGGCCATCGTTGGTTGCGTGAGCCTTCACATACCAGTCAATCGCCTCGGCACGAAGGGACTTCACGTACTGCTCACCGAGAGCGGCCTTAACCGCATTCTCGCCAGCACGCTTGTTGGCCTCTTCGATTTCAAGAGCCGCAGAGGCCAGAAGGACGGACAGACCGTTCCCTTCAGCATCAGCAACCTTTCCGATGACTGAATGCGGAAGGCGAGCGTCGCTGGCAGCCTTCAGAACGGCAGCCTTGTCCATCTCTTCCTCATTTCCGTTTTCAGTAGCCGTCGAAATTACTTCGACGGAATTCCCGCCGTCGCCGCCGACGTCTTCCCCGGAGCCCGCTTCGGAGTGATCGACGTGCTCGACCCCACCTTCGGACCCCCCTTGCGGGACGTCGCCTTCGCCACCTTCACTGATGGGCTCGACTTCTTCGCCGCCCCCTGCGCAATTCCTGGCATGATCTTCCTCCTGCTCGTGATCTTCGTCGCCACTTTCCTCGGACGACTTACCCAAAGACATAATGCCATCATTTGCTGAATTCGGATCGAAAGTCCAAACCAGACCGTCAGAATCCTTCCAACGAACGGCACCATCATCAAGGGTCTTGACATTAAAATGCTCGCGAGCCTCAGCAACAGCGTCGGGCTCGTGAACAACCGAAATGGTCTTCGACTCTTCAGCCGAAAGACCAAGAATCGGGACCTTCATTGCACTCGCAGCCTTGGCAATACCCTTGCCAATCTCGGCGTCATACTGAGCACCAAGGAAGACCTGCGAAAGCTCATAGAAGTCGCGAGGCGTCTTGAACTGACGAACGCACTTGACCGCACCAGCGGTCTTGGGATCGACAGCCTTCGGATAACCCCACTCGTCGGTCTCGTCCGACTTGGGATCGTACGAAGCGCCCTTGTCGTGACCGTTCTGACACCACCAGCCCCACGAAGAGAACGGAGCGGCACAGACCGAACAAGAATCATCACTCAACATCACACCGACAGAAACGGCCCAATTGACACCGAAGTCAATGCCCTCAATGAACGACTTGTTTGCTTCCGTATTCGGAATGT